GCAATTAACAAGAAAACTAGGGGTTAAAGTCTAGTACGAAAGAATTTTAATCCTGATTTAAACCTCTAAACCAATAAGACTCAAGGCTGAACCTTAGCATACTTGACTAGCAAGACTACATCCACCCCGTGGGTGGTTCATCGTACTAGAATATGATAAGGACCCCACTTTCGCATGGGGTGACCACCAAGAGGGTAGTTGTGGAAACAAAGGAAGAAGGAAAAACCTGTTAAGAAATTTCTTCTGAAGTTTAAATGTGTTTGACGCGACGAATGCGCGGGGCTCCAATGAGATAGCCAAAGCTGAAGTCGTCGCCAGCTGCCTCATACAAGTTGTATGCACCAAAGCAGTTGCGGATCCCACCATCATTTACAGTCCCGACGCCGCCCTGCGGGAAAGCCCTAGAGCTGTAATACGAATACATGGGACGATCCATGCCTTTGGGGTCTAAAGAGCGCATAATGTCAATCTTGCCGCGCCTGATAATGGGCCCGTCTACGTCCGAAATTTTTCCTTCTCCTACGAGAGAGATGGGAGCCTGGGCGTAATAGGGAACCTCAAATTCGACGGTGCCGTTAAGATCGGGGTACACGTAGTGTTCAAATGTTGATGAGACTTGTTCGCTTGTAAAAGTGCCAAGGACGGGTTTATTAAGATTCCCGTTTTCATCGATGTTGGTTGATCGTCGCACTATAAGGGGGTCAGATGGTCTAATGGCGTCATACTCGAACCCATCAATCGCGGTAGCATAGTTCTGCCGTTCACCGTCGCCGTTGGCGGTACGCACCCCCGCATTGGTGCATCGCAAGCCGTTGGTCGAAGGAGTAGAGAACTTGTACCTCCTCGAACCTCGCCAAAATCTATAAAGGTATGAGATGTAATACAGCGGGCAGCGAGCGGGAGGTTGCACCACAGCTTCAAAAGACTGTTCTTCAAAAGAACCATCCTCTTTTCGTTCCGCTGGATACTGAATATATTGCAACTGATTTGAGCCTGTGGTTGTCATTTCCCCAAAATAACCGGGATCAATCCGAATTACGTTGTAAAGATAATCGTTAGTGTTCAAAGGAACTGGTCCGGGAAAGGCGTAATAGACGCCAACCTTATCGACATAAGGAAAAGGTTTGCCAATTGAAGTAATACCGAAACGTTTGATAAGCTGTCGGAGACTCGTTATTTTCTCTCCGATGCACAATTGTTCTGCCATGGTGTGATCCATCATGCCCATAGGAAACATAGATGTTGATGTATCCTGCACTTGCTCATTGTGCTCAATGGCAGTCGATGTCAAATTAAACACCTGAGCTTTCCACTCCGATTCCGGTTCCCCCTGAACTTTAGAAGTTGGCATAACTTCACCTAATTCAGGGACAGGTTCCGCAACAGCAAAGCGCGCGAAGTCAGGCATGGCATAAGCAATGTCTTCACCACCAGATATCCACATATTCAGAGGCACATTGTCTGCAACATACTCCGACGCTCGTCGTAATTGGTTGAGAATAGTAACAGTAATCGTGCCAGTTGAATACTTTTCCGAATCCCAATTTAGATCTTGGAACTGTCCAAGGTACACTTCTTTCCAAGGAACATTGGACACGTACGGCACTTCAAACTCGAGTTCTGAAGAAACACTCAAATCCAGGATCCAATTGTAAGCATTCTCGTCGGTTGTGCCCGAGAGTGAATCCGACCCGTAAACCCCAGGGTGATAAGTGATCCTCAATCTCCCGGTATGAAAAGCGGTCTTGGCTGCAGCAAGCCTGAACTTAATAGTGCCTCGCCATTGTTGAAACATGGATGCAACATATGCCAATGTAGTTGGACTAAGAGCATTCTCTGTTGGTGTGTCAGCATACTTTTGGACAAGCCCGGGCGCAACCGCGTTGTAATGCAAAACTGTGCCAACAGGGCCCCCGATAGTCCAAGGAATGCCTTCACGGAATAGACACGACTTGGACGAGACATACGTAAGGTCCATTTCATCCACCTCCGTGGAGAAAATTCCTCCGTCATATGTTAGACCATTATCGGGCATTGCTCCGAGTTTTGAAGAAAGGTCAATGCCATCAGCATTTGTAAAACCCTTGGCGGGCACGTTGATGTATGGACAGTTCTTATCAAGATTGGTAGGTTTGTTCCAGCCAACTGCAGACGCTGCACCTCCAATGGCACGTGATACCCATTCAACAGGTCGCATCCAACTACCAAGAACGGGAACAGAGCCAAGCACGGAAGCTGCTGAAGCAACAGCGTTGGCAATACCAGAAATAGGGGGTCCAGAAGTGGCGGCATGTTCTTCAGAGCCAACTTGTGCAGTCCATACCTCTTCATCAGCAATAGAGCCAACTTGTGCAGTCCACACCTCTTCCCCAACGGGAGGAACGGGGGGGACAGTCACTGCTTTAGACGTTGGCATGGCAAGTTCAATGTCCTCAAACCAGGCAAAGATAGTAAAAGTTGCACCTACAGCGAGAGGCGATGTGCCAGCTCGGATGAGATTAATCGGCACAATATACATTTCTCCCATGTTGGAATGAGAATCAATCAAGTTAAAATGAGACAAAGGAGAACAATATGGCATTTTAATTTCAACGGGTGCATTACTGGCAATGTCAATTTCAACTCCAGGATATCCGGTGACGTTGGGCAAATTGTTGAGCTGGGCGGCGCGATTTGAAACGTCATCAAAAGGTGCAAAGAAAAGCCAATATTTGCCACTCATAAAAGGGGTGGCATTGAAGATAAGGCGAATTTTAACATTTGCTCGGAAAAAGGTAAAGTAATCAAGCTTCTTAACAACGTTTGCGGAATTTTGAAAGATTACATCAGGAAATTTCAAACTGAGTGAACGAAAAGTGTTGTTGAATTCCCCTTCCTTTACTTTCACAGGACGACGAAGGATGGCATGAATATCATGCAACTTGTCGTCTTCTGCCATTTTGGTCCATGCAGTCACAGTTGATATATGTGGCTTTTCGTAAGACTGGATGTCAGTATCGTCTACGAATGTTGTGACCTGCTGAACATTTTCTTGCGGCCCAATATGGGACAAATCTTTATCTTGTGATGTAGCAACCGATTGAGTTTGTTAACTCCCAGTCGCTCGATTAAACGGATCTGGTCAAAAACGCCGAGCTGGTAGCCTGGATTTTAGGCGGCACACACCAGCCAGTAGAGCCAAGGCTCTCCGCCCTTCTAAAACGAAGACCAGAGACCGGGCTTTGCTGCTCCCTCCTTGCGGCGATTAGAGAGAGCCCCTAGCTCTGGGTTTAATTGCAGGCAGCTGCCAGGCGCCCATACTTCTTAGCCTCGACGAATCGGTATTCGTCGTAAGTCAAGAAGAGTGGGCGCTTCTGAAAGCCGCGAGCAGCTTGTTTGTATTTTCCAATCCATTGTTCAAAAACCTCACGTCCGTGCAACGAGAGTTCGAAAGCCGATGTTTCCATGTTTTCAATCGTCCTCTCCTCATGGTCAAAGTCGCCTCTCACCCAGTTAGTCATCTCAAGAATAACGGACAGATCCAGTGGAGCTATGTACTGATGTTCGTCTTCATCCCACCGAAATCCACGCTTGAGATAACTAATTTCACCGAGGGAACGATATGGGATCATGTCACCAGATTTTGCCTCATCAGTGTAGGTCATGCCCATCTCCTTGTACCCCTCAGCAATGGTTAGCTGGTTGAAGCGATCAATGACAGCGTCGGAAATGTTCACACAATTGTCGTCCCCATACGAGACCATGGCAACGTGCTCATTAAAAGCCTTCATCGTGCAATACTCTTCGGGCATCACTGTGAGCCACACATAGCGCATGGAGATGGAATTGTAGAGCGAATTGAGGATTGCCGTGATCGGACACCCAGATGGCTGAGAGTGTGTCCACAAGTAGACATTGTCTCCCCAAACATGGACCGAATTCACGATCTCTTTCCAGAGGACACGCCTGATTTGGGCATTCTCCTCACCATCATCGTAGAATTTGTTCACAATCTCCACAACTTCGGCGAGAAGCTCCAATACGAGGGTGCCATCAAAATTGGAGAAGTCTCCCGCGATCACTTTGTCACCTTTGCTGCGTATCCTCTTGGCAGTCCGCGTCCAATCCAGGGAATAGTAATTAGTCCCGATGGAGATCTCATTGTCAATCCTGTTTTTGGCGCAGTGAGCAGCAAAGCCGAGAAAGTATTTACGGAAAACCAACGTGAAGACCATCGGTCCTGCAGAGAAAACTCTTGTCTTCGCGGCTAGAACTTTCTCCCACGAGCGTCGCTCGTCTTTGAGCGTGTCTGTCCAAATAGTAGGTGTACGCACGTTGTTCCTCGCATTTTCCACAACTAGCTTCATCAGCTCCTTAATCTCAGGGGCCAGCTTGTACTCGGTTTCTCCTAGCCAGCGCATCTTCCCAGGCAGTCCCTTCTTCTCACAAGTCAAAGGAAATCCAGGCGAAGATTTGCGGTTAATGGGTGACAAGAATGCATCCCCTTCAACTCCAGCTACTGCCTCATAATCAGTAAGCACACGCGCATGATCTGGCTCGGGTAAAGTGTTCACAAGGCGCTCCACGTCATTGACAGCAATAGCCAAACGTGTAGTATCCAAAGATGGCGGGATTTTTCCGGCCTTCTTAAGACCTTGCGCCATTGGATCCACAAGCACACCATTTACCCTTTGTGGTCGCAAGGCACTCGGCGCCGTGCTGGGCTCCACGATAAATCCGAACACCGCACTCTTACGCAATGCAGTCCTGGTTGGGGCAGCCACCTTATACAACGCTTTTCCGGCCGGCACAAAGTCTCCCTCCGGCAACACAATCTCCTGACCAGCGACAGGTGGTTTCAACAGCGGGTCCAAATTGAGGCTCACCTGCGCTTCCATCTCCACCTCAGCCAGGCTACGCCGAATGTCGTCGATGTTCAAAGGAGAAGCCATGCCAATCCCAAATTTTCCCGCTACGTGGATGCCAATGATCTTGCGTGCAAGCCCAGAATGAATACCCATCAGGATCGCCCCACAATCGCCGTCCTTCGTTTCCAGATTGTACTGATACGCAGAACGTAGTTTGTAAGAGTGTCCAAGGTTGTCGCTATAAGGTGCAACGTCATCCACTGCGCGAATCTGTCCGTACCGCATCGTAACAACACCGTCAGCAGGGGCCATAAGGCAACCATTAACGGTGTTGAAACGCGTCAACTCTGTTGACGAAGCAATGCTCCCTGTAATGTCGGCATGGTCGTGAACCGATTTTGGGAACACAATTAAGAGCTGATCTTTCGAAACTCCACCTTTGCCGTCCACCTTGATCCACTTCAACTTTTCCTTGGGGATAACGTGACCATCACGCACGGTGGCATTAAAGAGGCGAACCTCCTCAGCCTTCTCTAAATGAGGGGCCAAATGACCTGCGGTAATAGCAGTGCGTCCAACAATGAAGCAGATCTTGATCCGAGCTTTCCACACACCATCGGTCTTCACGTCCAAGTTGTACATATTGTGAAGAATCTTCCTAGAAACCTGAAACGCGTTGGGGTCTGCTAGAAGTTGAGCTTCAATCTCCCCCTCACTTATCACTGGTTCGTAATCATCCCCTACGTCATCATCAATCTCACTCACCATACCATCTTCTGCCTGCATATGCTTCTTGATGGCTAGGTATCCGAGGGTGGCTGGAATGGTAGCGAGGGTTGCCAGCTTCGCAGCGACGTCTCCGGAGCCAATACTTTCCGTGTGAAGAGCTTCCTTTCTCTTGGTATGAACATCACCGGATCCGGTAAGCTCGGTTCTCATGGCTTCCTTCTTGCGCGTATGAACGTCACCAGAACCAGAAAGCTCGGTTCTCATGGCTTCCTTCTTGCGCGTGTGGACATCACCAGAACCACTTAGTTCAGTCGCGAACTGGGAGGGAACAAACTTCATCTTGTGTCCCCTCACGATCTCAAATCCAGGTTCCCCATCGCATTCACCAGATCGGACAACAGTCCCAGCACGGTCACACTTTCCACACAGTTGAGGGTAGTGCACCGATTCCTGGACAGTCTTGATAACATGAGTGTGTTCGAAAATCTCATCACACCAAAGACAAACATGGCGATGCAGAGTACGTTCCCCACGAGCAAGTCCTTCATGTCGGTGATCAAGCGGCGGCCCAACAGCAACATTCTTGGTTCCTTTCATGTACTGACCAATAGCCATGAGCAAAATGGGCACCAGTGCGAGACCGATGGAAATATAAGGATGTTCTTTCACCTTCGTAGCCACACCGGTGCAGAACGCTTTAACGCGATCCAACCATCCGTCACTCTCGCGCTTCAGACGATCGACAACTTTACGGTTGAACCGCGCAACGCGTTTCTGAATTCCTTCCAAGAGATCGCCAATAGAGAACAAGAGCATCGTGTCATCCTTCACCATTTGCTTTAGGCGCTGAGCCGCGTCATCGTTCCATATCCGCTCTTGGTCAGAGATGAGCATACTCCACTCCGTCTCGATAGTGCTGGAAGTTGGCGGACACATTTTAAAATCGTCCAAAGCAGGCTGTGTATCAGGATGAATAAGCTCGCGGATGTCTGGATAAACCTCCATAAAATCGTTGATCTGTTGTTCTGTCCAGCTGGAAAAACCCTGTAGCTCAATCAATGTCACTTCAATCTCTAGTTCAGTCAACCAGAGCTCCTCTTCCGTTGGAGTGAGTGCTTGAGCATGAAGTGGTGTCTCAGCATACTCTTGCAGGAACTGCTGCATTGTAGATGAGCGTGTAAAACGATCTCGGTACTTCTGAAGCGCCAACTGAGAGAATTGGTGGTAAGACAGAGGTTCGTCACGGATCAAGCGGCCAGAAAGAGGGTCGCGCAAATAGATCTTATAAACGTCCAAGGACGGCTGGGGTGAACCAGTAATGCTTTCTACCTTTGCGCTATCCAAGTAAACTTTTCCATCTTCACCTCTACGCGCAAACCGAGGCTCCACATGAATTTCTCCAACCAAGTCGAAGCGCCGTTTCACAGCCTCCTTGCAAGCAATGGATTCCGGTCGAATTTGATCCACAGGCACATTGGAGGTACAAATGATAACGCGCGAATTGAAGTAGCTCTTGCTCTTCTCCTCGATCGTCGCCATATGCAAAGGATATGGGGCCAAGTTGCCAGTACGAATCAACTCCATGAATTCAGGGTTTGGTTTTCCAGCCGAATCCACAATTTGAGCAAAATCATCGTAGACAACTACTCGCTGGTTCTTATATCCATCCCAATACTCCTGCTCAACGTTCCTCATGTAAATCTCACGTGTTGGGTCCTTCTTTCCCTCTGAGTCTGTCGGAATGCCGTCAATCTTGAGTAAATCCGTAGCGAGAGGCCACATCATACCGGATTTACCAACCCCAGAGGTTCCATGGAGATAAATCACAACGGGCTCAATCCTCGGACCCGAGCGAAAAGCTCCACTAGCCGTGGCCTTCTCATAGAGGTTTTTAAGAACAGCCCAATGAGTGTTAAAAGGGCTAAGGATATCACGTGGGGCTTTTGACTCAATTGCCTTCTGTGAATAGATGAGTCCCTGGCGATAAAGTGATTCAAGACGAGCGCACAATTCACTATCGCGCGCAATCTCATCTGCGGTAGTGAGGCCAACGATTCCTTGAATCTCTTTGAACCAAGCAGCAATACCCTCCATGTATCGTTCCAGTTCTTTAGTTTCGGCTGGCAATCCAGTTTGCCACTCAAAGATCTTCTTGAGCACAAAGCTGATAAGCTTCTCAAGGCCAGTCCAAGCAAAGTTAAGTCCACGGGCAAGACCTCCAAGTTTTGTCACACCGGCAACACACTCATTAATCTCTGATTCACGGGGAATCTTCTTCATAAGCATGGTACCTCCCATGATTGCGACGACCGTAGCCAGCGACGCGACAGGATCAACATCACCCGCTTGTGCGAAAAAGCCTCCTCGAAGCAACTGGCTCACTGTGCGAAAATGATCTTTGACCATGTTCCATGCGTCCTGCGCAAGCTCAGTGGACACACCACTCGTGACAAGAGTGTCAATGATGAGTGGGGCAACGACACCGGGCTTGAACTTAGCACAGACCATAGCCACTAGTTTGCAACACAAGGATGTGATCCTCTTGATAGTGGGGATTTCCACATTAAGTCCCCGCAGCAGAGTCGTCAATTGTTCGGCCAAACCATTAAGCGCGGCATCCGTATGATGGTTGACGTCAATGCCAAATAGCGCTTGAGCATGCAGAACAACTACTGGCCCAAGGCGCATCCACATCGTGTGGAAATCGGAATCCAACATATTCACGCGCACAGTAATGGCATGGTCGGCAAGTTGCACTGGTACATCACGGAGGCGTCCTTGAGTTCGTGAAAAAAGAGGGATAACTCGATTAGAGCCGAAATGCTCAACAAGCTGGGTAAACTTTGAGTTGGAAGCTGCAAAATTAGATTCCTTGACCAACTCCTTGAGAATCGTGCGCTTCTGGGTGTTATTGCGCGCACGTTCCTTCAGTTGCTCAATTTGCATATGTTCAAAACGAGTTCCAATTTGAGCTTTCATCTTAAAATCAACAGTGTCCTGAATGATCGGGGTCCATCGTCCGCCACCATGAGTGCTCCATGCGTGGTTATTGGCCTTCTCCAACGACTTAAAAAATCGGTCAGGGCACAAAGTGCAGCCAAGAGGGCCAAAGTACTGACACTGAAGCATGTGATCGGCAGCGTTTTCCTTAGTCACCTTCTGTCTGCAATAACAAATAGTTGAGCCAGTGCAGCCAGAATTGGCAAGGTGTTGAACGGTAGCTTTCTTTGTGGTATGTCCTTTCCCACAATGATCGCAAACCGTCAGATTCGTATAGAGCTTGATTTTCAAGCTCGCAGCACAAGGTTTAACAGCAGTTTCCCGCTGTTGTTCTGCATCCGCAAGGCCCGATGCAGTTAGGCCTTTGTTGCTTTGAGAATCCATGGTGGCAGTTTGTGTTTTCGTCTGGTACTACATCGGAGCTAATCTAAATACTCCTATTCCCAGATATACGTACAATGTAAAAAGAACTCACGCTTCTGAAATTGC